TTTGCAACCTTTTCCTGAAGGTTTGGCTTGATGGATGTGATCTTGTCACCTGACTTCTTGGTGATGTCCTTGGATGTATCTTCATGACTGATCAGAATGATGTTTTCATAGTCCAGGTTCATCAATCTTTTCAGTGTGGAAAGGAATTCAGTTCTAACAACATCATAAAATTTGAAGCTGTTGTCACTTTCATGTGTGATCCCTTCACGATCATAGATGAAAACTCTGCAGTGTTCATAAGTATCTTCAAGAAGATCCACAACCAATGTCTTGAAGTCATTGTCCTTCTTTTCCAGTTCTGAAATAGCTTGCTTGAAGATTTCCCAAGCCAGGGTTCTTTTGGTCTGTCTACCTTCCACCTTCACTTCATCCTTGATTGCAAGGTATGGCATTGTAACAAATTTGATGTTTCCATCAGTGTTCAAGTTGATTGGATTTGGGAACTTATCAGCAAGTGAAGTTTTCCCACTAAATGGTGCGCCATAAAGCCAAACAACCTTCTTTTCAATCTTTTCAATATTTCTTCTTTCACTACTTGGCAATAACATATAATCAATTCCTTTCACACAATAGTCTTGGTATTCACACCAGTTACATAAATAAGTTGGGTTCTTTGGAAACTCTTTTGCTTCCAGGATCGTCTTGATCCCTTCATAGAATTCAATCACTTTGGTATAATCAAATTCTACTTCTTTGATGATCACTTCAGATGATTCAAGTTCTTCCATGATCCTTCTTCTGAAGCTGATCAGATCTTCAGTTTTCTTTTGCTTGATGCCAACCTTTGGAACAAACACAAAATACATGTTCCTGATCTTATAAGGTGTTGTGCTTTCTAAGAAATACTTGTATTCATGCAGCTGTCCTGATTTCATATATCTGTCAATGTTGTTTGAATACTTGAAGTCATACAGATCATAGGATCCATCATCATTTGGTGTCAGCAAGTCCAGGAATGCAATGAAATGTGATGAAGCAACCATCCTTTCATATTGCCCTTTAGGAAGCACTTCCCTGACTTTTGGGATCAAGTATTCCAGCTTTATGGCTTCATTGATATGAAGATCATTGATCACTGGAAAGCGGTCATAATATTCCTTGATTCCAGCTTCAACACCTTTTTCAATGCCAGTGTGCATTGCTGTTCCAAGGTACAAAGCATTGTCAGCGTTATCAGCTGGAATGGTTTTAATCTTGTCCAAGTACCTTAGCTTGAACTTATATGGGCAGCTGTGATATGTTTCAACCCTTGAATGACTAAATTGCATCTACTCACCACCTTTCAATTTGTATATTAACTCTTTGAATGAATCAAAGTCCTTTGGATAAAGAACCAATCCAATTCCACCAGCTTCTTTGATCTTTTCTATGTTCCAAAGCTGCAGTTCTGATGGCTTTCCCCTTGGTGCTTTAACTTCTACACCTAAGAAGTAACCGTTGCAGCAGATCAGCAGATCAGGGATCCCACTTTTGGTGTAAGATGCACCTGCCCAATACTTCAGAAACCAGCAGCCTTCATCCTTCAAGAACTTCTTGATCTTGTTTTCAAACTGCTTTTCTGATGCCATTAATAGTAATCCCTTTCTTCACATGTAAGGTTCATGACTTGGTTTCCATTAAAGTAAATATCAATGTCAGATGAATAATATCCATTTTGATCTGAATAGCAAGGTATAAAAAACATATGTGTTCCTTTGCTTCCAAATCTGAAACCACTTCCTTCAACTGATTCAAATATAAGATCTTCATCAAATACAGTTTGAAGTGCATTTTTTTCAATCTGTTCAAAGTCAGCATAATTGTGTTCGCAACAATCCTGATCATGATCAAAAGTAATCTTTGAACCATTATCAAATGCAATATGTTCAGAATTAACTTCAATAATTTTCATTGTTTATTCCCCCTTTCTTACTTCACCGATACTTTCACATAAGCTTTTCTGTTGCTGGTCTTACTGCATTCTTCAGCAATGTCAGGATATTTCTTTTTAAGCTTTACACTGTCAATGCTTGTGGATGTGCTTGGTGCAACATAGGTGATATTCAATACATCACTTTCAAACTTCTTGATCCCATGCTTTTCCATTGCTTCCTGAAGCTTGTCTTTTAGTTTCTTTTCCTGATCTTCCAGCTGTTTCTTCTGTGTGACTATGCTTGCAATTTCCTTCAGAACTGTGACTTGACCTTGTTGGAATTCAGCCAGTGCAGTTTCTTCTTCACTTGCATTCTCACAATCTTCATGGTTTAGATCACAAGCATCTTCACAAGTTTCCATTTCATCACAACTGAAGCAGCACATATCTTTTCCCTTTGGACAACTACCGTCTAAACATTTAATCATTTTCATCCTTCCTTTCTTGGTTTGAATAACTCCTGCAGCTTAGGTTTTCATTTTCATCTGCTATTTCAAGAACCACATCAGTCCTGGCGCAGTGACCTTGATGGTTGTTCTTGCACATATCCAATGGACACATGATCATAATCTTCACCTTCCTTCAGATAGATTTCTTTGAATTGCTTCCCAAATTCCAATGCTTCCTGGTGATCATCAAAGTAAACGTCAATGATCTTCCCTTCATATTTATCAACAATCCAATTAGCAGGTCTGTCTTGAACCACATATTCTTGACCATCAATCAGAATCACTGATCCAAATTCAAAATCACTTGATGCTGCAACTGAAACACCAGCTTGAAGTTCTTCCATTGAAGCACCATATACAATCCCACCAGGTCTGTCTTTTGCCCACTCACCACAACAGATTTCACAAGAACAATAAGCTGTGATGGTATATTCACCAAGTGATTGGATCAACGGTTCAGGTTCTACTTCTTGGATGATCCCTGGTTCAAGTTTAGGTTCATAAACTTTTGGTGTAAAAAAATATGCGTGATGGTGAACTTCTTCAACTGCTTCAATTGGTTCAGGCTTCAATAAAAGTGCTGTAACAGATGAAGATAAAACACCCATGATCACCAAACTGATGATCCAAGTCCTTATGAATTTTTTAGTGTTTACTCTCATACTCTCTGAATAATTCATCACTATAATCCTTCCTTAGTTCTAAAGTTTTCAAAATATCTTCTTCAACGGATCCAGCTACCATCATGATGTAATAAAAACAATGTTGGTTCTGACCAATCCTGTGAACACGTTTCTTTGACTGTTCAAACAGTTCTGATGACTGTGGAAGTGTGAAGTAAATCACCTTGTTTGCTTTCTGCAGGTTCAATCCCATTGCACCAGCCTGATATTGAACAAAGGTCACACTGTCATCATATTGATCATATGATTCCAGGTCTTTGATTGATCCATTGACAATGCTGATTGGTCTTTCATCACATAATTCAGTAAGTGCTGCAATTTCATCATTGAAGTTATAAAAGACAATCAATCTGTCATTTGTTGATTCCAGCAGATCCTTGAAGGCATCCAGCTTGTTTTGATTGTAATGACCACAAAGCATCCTTGCATATAGTCTTTTAGTCAGTGTGGTATCACCCACCAGTTCATTACCATCAATGGTGATGATCCTGTGCTTCATGAATTTCTTGTATTCCTTAGTAGTGCCAACCATGACTTTGTTGAAGATCTGATCAGGTAGATCAAACACTTCTTCTGACTTCATGAACACTGCACCATGCTTCCTAAGCTTCTTCTTCAGTCTGTCAACATTCTTATAACCAACAACATCCTTCCTGAAGTAACCACCATCTTCTTCAACCCATTCAGTTTCAACATACTGCTTCCAGTAAAGTTCCTTTGAGATCTTCCACCCAAGAAGCTGAAGCTGTGAATATAAGTTTTCATACTTTCCAGCTGTTGGTGTTCCTGATAGCAGGATCACATTGTCAGGTTCCATTTTAAGCACGAATTTTGACCGTTTAGCAGTTTCATTTTGGATCATGGATGATTCATCCAACATCAATGTAAAATCCTTGATTTGAAGCAGCTGCTTCCGTCTGAATGCCAATTCATAGTTGATGATGAATACATCTATAAACTGACCATCCATTGCCCAACTTTTCAAACCTTCCCAATCTTCTTTTTCCCAAGTTGTTAGATTATAGGTAAATACCTTATTGGGATAATGATCATTAAAATGTTGAATCCAATCCTGAATCTTTGATTTTTGGCAAATTAGAAGATTTAATTGTTTCCCCAACTGCATCATCTTTTCTGATCCAACAAAGGTCTTTCCCAAACCCATGTCCAAGTAATATGCAACCCTGTTTTGATCACTGGTGTCATCCAGTGCTTTCTGTTGGTGTGGATATAGTTGCAATTTATTCACCACCTTTACATGTAAACTTTTTCTTCAAAATATCTTTTGCTGATCTTTCCAGGGATCACAATCTTACCTTGTTCTTCAAGTTCCTGATTCAACTTCCTGATGATTCTGTAAGCTGAACTTTCAGAAACATCTAATATTTCAGCAACATCCTTTGCATTGAAGAATTTACTCACTTTCTTTTCAACCACTTACACCACCTTCCTTCCTGTAAGTTTATGAACCTAAACTTTTAGGGTTAAAAAATAAGCTGGAATTTCTTCAGCTGTGATGTTGAGAACTTCAGCTGCTTTGGATATTTCCTTCTGTGACCATTCAACCTTGTTATTCAACTTGGCTGAAATTGAAGTTGTAGACATACCCATTGCAGAAGCAAATGCTTCCTGTGTGCTGAAAACTTCCCTGATTCTTCCCCTTAGCTTGCTGTAATCAAAAGCCATACTTAACACCATCCTTTCTACTTAATCTCATTTACACTGAAGCTAATGTCAGCATCAAAACCAAACTTTTCACCAATTGTTTCCCTGATCACATCTTCAAGATCATCTTCATAATCACCTGGAAGATCTTCTTCAATTATTGTCACCACAAATTGACGAACAACCATTTGATGATCTAATTTATTTTCTTCCACGTTTTAACCCACTTCCTTTCTTGGTTTATCAACATAAACTGACTTTTTTCAAAGTTTAGTATCATAAACTTACAATTATCTTAACATAACCCTGAAAAATTTGTCAACACAAAATATCCAATTTCCTAAACTTTTTTTCAATTAAAGTTTTATTTTCTTAAACTTTGGTGTATAATTGTTCTATAAAGGTAGGTGTTAATATATGAAAGAATCGTTCACTAAAAGATTGAATGAAGCTATGAATATACGTGGAATGAAACAAGTGGATCTTGTTGAAAAGACTGGAATTGGAAAATCAGCAATAAATCACTATGTATCAGGGAAGTATGAAGCAAAACAAAAGGCTTTATATTTACTTGCACAAGCTTTAGATGTAGATGAAGCATGGTTGATGGGTTATGATGTGGCAATGGATAAAACTGAAGAACCTGAATACCCTGATAATCTATATAAGATTGAAACCAGGAAGATCCCTGTTCTTGGAACTATTGCTGCAGGTGAACCAATTCTTGCTGAAGAAAATGTTGAATATTATGTTGAAGCTGGAACCAACATCAGGGCAGACTTCTGTTTGAAAGTTAAAGGTGATAGCATGATTAATGCAAGGATCATGGATGGTGACATTGTTTTCATTAGAAAGCAAGAAACTGTGAATGAAGGTGAAATTGCTGCAGTGCTAATTGATGATGAAGCCACTTTGAAAAGAGTTTACAGAACCAATGGTGATGTTGTTCTTATGGCTGAAAACCCGAATTACAAACCAATGGTTTACAAGGGAACTGATGGAAAGCAAGTTAGGATCTTAGGGAAAGCCATTGCTTTCCAAAGTGATATATTTTAAAAGTTCAAGATGGGTTCAAGATAAGGTTCAAGATGAAACCCTTGATTTTACTGGAAAGTTCAAGAAGTTCAAGGTTTTAAGCATTTTCTTTTATAGATACTTTTTTTATAGTTCTTAATACTCTTATACATACTCTATATAATATATAAAAAATAAAGAGTATATAGGGGAAATGTTGAACCTTGAACCGATATTATACACGAAACCTTGAAAAATCAACGTTTATTAAGGTTCAAGATAAGAAAGGATGGTTCAAGATGGCTGCAAGAAATTTAGTTATTGCTGGTGAATATGAAGGTGAAGGGATTGTGATCCTGAAGAACAAAGCAACATTGGTGGTTGGAATTAGTTTTTTCAAAAGTAAAAAGATTGAATTGGATAAGAAAAACGTGGAATCATATGAAGTCATAACTGATGAACATATGAAATCTGCTGCAAGTGGTGTTGCCAGGGGAATTGTTGGTGGTGCTTTACTTGGTCCAGTTGGACTGCTTGCTGGTGGACTGTCAGCAAAGAATAAAAGTGCATATACTTTGGCAATCCAATTTAAAGATGGGAAACAGTGTTTGGCTGAAGTTGATGATAAGATTTACAAGAATATTGTTCAGAACTGTTTCTAAAAAAAAAAGAAGAACCCCTGGTGCTGCGAACACCAAGGATCCTTCAGATAGATACCAATAAAACTTGAAATGGTACCCATTCACATTAATATTATATCATTTCAAGTGATAATTTTAAAGAAAGGAATGATATAATGCCAACTTATAAAGACAAGGAACGTGGCAGCTGGTATGCCAAATTCAATTATACTGATTGGACTGGATCTATTAAGCAGAAGTTGAAGCGTGGATTCAAAACCCAAAAGGAAGCAAAAGCCTTTGAACGTGAATTCCTTGAAAAATCACAAGCTTCACCTGACATGACTTTTGGTGCATTGGTTGAACTTTACATGGAAGATTGCAAGTCCAGGTTAAAACCCACCACGTATGAAAATAAAGAATATGTGATCAATTTGAAGGTGCTTCCCTTTTTCAAAGATATGCCAATAAACACCATTGAACCTGCAACAGTTAGAAAATGGCAGAATGAACTGCTTTCACATGAAAACAACTATTCACAAACATACTTGAAAACTGTCCACAATCAAATTTCAGCCATCTTCAACTTTGCGTGTAAATATTACAAGCTACCATCCAACCCCGCAAGGGTTTGTGGATCTATGGGGAAAAAGAATGCTGATGATATGAACTTTTGGACTGTGGATGAATTCAATAAGTTCATCAAGGTGTCAGATAATCCAATGTATACTGTGATTTATGAAGTTCTGTTTTGGACTGGAATGCGAATTGGTGAATGTTTAGCACTCACCTTGGATGACTTTGATTTTGAAGCAAGGACAGTTTCCATCAGCAAGAACTATGCAAGGCATCAGAAGCAAGATCTGATTCTTGATCCAAAGACACCCAAAAGTAAAAGGAACATCACAATCCCCAAATTCTTATGTGACATTATCAATGATTATGTATCAAAGCTTTATGACTATGATCCAAGTGAAAGACTGTTCCCAATAGCAAGAAGCACCATGAATGGTCACATGGTTAGGATTACAAAGAAAGCCAAAGTGAAACGGATCAGGGTTCATGATCTTAGACACTCACACGCTTCACTTCTCATTGAAGAAGGCTTTTCACCCTTGCTGATCTCTGAAAGATTAGGTCATGAAAATATAGAAACCACCCTTCAAACTTATTCACATCTTTACCCTAACAAGCATGGTCAAGTTGCTGATAGATTAGACAAAATAAATGATAATAGTGACACCATTGAAACAACAGAAAAATAAAAAGTGTATCATATGCGTATCACAAAGAAAAAATAAAGCCTGTAAACCTTTTAAAATCAAGGTATACAGGCTTTTCTTTATCTATTCCCACTCAATCGTAGAAGGCGGTTTAGAAGTCACATCATATAGAATCCTATTAACCCCTGGAACTTCATTGACGATTCTCGATGAAATCTTATCGAGGACTTCGTATGGGATTCTCGCCCAGTCAGAGGTCATGCCGTCAATTGACGTTACAGCCCTAATACCAATGGTATGTGAATAAGTTCTCTCATCGCCCATAACACCAACAGAACGCATGTTAGGAAGCGCTGTGAAATACTGCCAGATGTCCTTTTCAAGACCTGCATTTTTGATTTCCTCTCTTAAAATAGCATCAGACTCTTTCACGAGGAATAATGCTTCTTCAGTGATTTCACCGAGAATACGAATCGCAAGGCCTGGCCCTGGGAAAGGTTGACGCCAAACGATATGACTAGGCACCCCAATTTCCTCGCCTACTTTGCGGACTTCATCTTTAAAGAGGTCACGTAGTGGCTCGATAAGGTCAAGAGCCATATCTTCTGGGAGACCGCCAACATTATGGTGACTTTTAATCACATCAGCTGTATCTGTACCGCTCTCAATAACATCTGGATATACCGTTCCTTGTACAAGGTAGTCGATATCTGTTAGTTTTGTCGCCTCTTCTTCAAAGACGCGGATAAATTCTTCGCCAATAATCTTACGTTTTGTCTCAGGGTCTGAAACACCTTTCAGTTTACCGAGAAAACGTTCCTGAGCATTGACGCGGATAAAATTCATATGAAAGTCTTCAGCAAAGACTTTTTCCACTTCATCCCCTTCATTTTTTCTAAGAAGACCATGGTCTACGAAGATACACGTTAGTTGATTTCCAACAGCTTGATGAACCATTGTCGCTGCAACAGAAGAATCGACACCACCCGAAAGAGCACAGAGTACTTTTTTATCGCCAACTTTACGTTTAATGTCCTCAATCATATTTTGCGCAAAATCGCCCATGTTCCAGTCACCAGTACAGCCACAAATATTATAGATAAAGTTCTTTATAAGCTGTCTGCCAAATGGCGTATGTTCAACTTCTGCATGGAACTGAACGGCATAAAGTTTTTTTGCTTCATTTTTCATCGCTGCAACAGGACAGTTGTCTGTTGTCGCTGTAATTTCAAAGCCTTTTGGTACATCAGATACATAATCAAAGTGACTCATCCAGCATTGAGAATTGTTTTCTATGGCATTAAAAATACCCGAGTCATCTTGAATGTGAAGCTTTATTTTGCCATACTCTTGTTGTAGTGCTCTCGATACTTTCCCGCCTAATGTATGTGCCATTAGTTGCATGCCATAGCAAATCCCAAGAATAGGATAACCAAGCTCAAAAATAGCTTCATCAAGATGTGGCGCATTTTCTGCATATACTGAGTTTGGCCCACCTGTGAAAATAATGCCTTTTGGCTCTTTTTCCTTGATTTTTTCAAGGGCGTGTCGCCATGAAACGACCTCACTGTAAACGCCTGCCTCTCTGACACGACGTGCAATCAACTGATTGTATTGACCGCCAAAGTCAATAATCATAATTAATTCATTGTTCACGAATTTGCCTCCCGAAATCTAAAATATATCACTACATTTATTTTACACGACCTACCGTATATTACAAGCGTCTTATTATATAAAGCAAATTATTTTTATGTTTTCTAAAAAAACGTTCGTTAGTTCTCAACACGACTTTTATACTTCTATTACGAGACTATAGCGATTTACAAACAAGCTATTTCTATCCCCATATGTTTTTTCGAGCCATTCCTTAAAAAACAAAATCACCTTTAAAGAAAACATTTGCTTCATTATTATAGCGTACTACGAGAGATAAAGCGTATCCCCTAAATAGAGTAGAGAAGTAATTGCATAGAATTACTTCCCTCTCATTGAACCGTACGTACGGGTCTCGTATACGGCTCTACAATTTATATTCCAACGTTT